AGGTACAAATTATAGTCTTTGAAGGAGCGTCCAAGTTGATCACCTCAGAGTGAATAGGTGAGTCACGCTTTGTACAGCTCAGTAGGTTTGCGTCAGTCTTCAACACTACGTACGGGTGGGGTGCGCCCGTAGGCTCGGCCGCCTCATCAACCTCGAGGGCCCATGTGTCAAACCCGTCCGGGACGCACCGTTCGGGAATTCTGTACGCCCCTTCCATAGTATTAGATACAAACGACCGCATGATAGGCATTGTCGTCGGTAGTTTAATTTTAGACCAAAAATCATCCGGGAAATCCTGAACGCGACTCCGATCCCACCCGACGATGATCACGCGCTTGCGCTTCTGAGGCACACCGAAACTCGTCATATCCCATGTTTTCGCTATAGTAGAATAACCGATGGCATCAAAGTCTCTCTTGATACACTCGAGTACCAAAGGGTCGTTGGCGTTCGGACCGCTCTTCATAGTCTCTAGGCCTTTTACATTTTCACCCATAATGAAGAGTGGCCGCATATCATTCGTCGCCCGGACAAACTGCTGGTAAAGCTGGTTTCGTGGGTCGTCAGCTTTTTTCTTTCCCGCATGTGAAAACCCTTGACAGGGGAAACCAGCGAACAATACTTTAACGCGTCCCCTATATTCCCTAAAATTGTCACTATTTACCATAGTAATATCACCTGGAATATGAATAGACTCCGGGAAATTACTTAGGTGACTAGACGCGAACGTTTTGTTAATTTCAGAAAAACACATGACCTTTAATCCTGCGCGTTCAAGTCCCAAAGTGTCCCCACCGCACCCGGCGAAGAGGGACACCGCCATATATATTATGACCAAGTCCTCTTTATTTTTAATAGATTTGATGTAGATTTTGACTTTACCATCTTTGGCTCATCTAGGTCCATCAACGCACACTCGGCCGACACGACCCACCTTAGGTGCGCTCTCGCGTCTATACAAATCTGTCTCAAAATATGTTGTGCCAAGTCACGACCTCGGTAAATGATCCAACACTTACCGAGGAGCTTCGTGAACACCTTCTCCATTTCTCATCTAAATATCTAGCCTAAAATATTTTCGGCGCACTTTTTTAACTCTGGGTCCGACTCCATTGCGTTCCGTTCAAGACCATATATCTTTATCATCTCGGGCATGGTGGTGGTCTCGAGCTCACACAGGCTCTTGACCGACTCGGCCGGTTCCCAGTTGTGGGTGACCGAATGCTTGAACGGCCCATCCTCCGATGGGTAAACCTTAATTTTGTTCCTAATTTCATCAGTGGTCATCTTGGTCTGCATGACCGCTTGAGCCGATAGGTAAATATTCAAGTAGTCTGGTTGAGGTATATTCTGTATATCAACACCTCGAGACTTGACGTTCTCCTTATAGTCCGCCTCCTTCTCTAGCGAGTTCATGGTCATCATTTCGTCTCTCAATTTTGAAACAAAATCGGAACCCTTGGGACAGGCAAAGAACCAACTCTCTATGACCGGGTACTCAGGCTTGGTGGTAACCCCTTGTCTATAGTACCCTATGAAATCAGACCCGTTCTTCTTCTGTTCCTCGATGACCCAGTCCCATGACCGAGTAGGAACCACTGACGCATCCGACCACACCCCCCCATACTTGGCCAGGATGTGGAGCCTCACAAAGTCCGACTGCCTTGGCTTCGTGTCCGCGAATTTTAGTTTGAAAATATCAGTCTCTGGAAGGTAGTCCTTCATGTTCTTGGGATTCAGAACCGTGATGGACCAATCGGGGTGAAGCCGTCTCCACTTGTCTATGCATTTTGAAACAAAATCAGGAAGGTCCTCAGAGTCCCAGTAAGTCCATATGGTCTTGGGTATCTCTTGATTCGTGTAAGGTTCCTGTCGTCTGACCCACAAGAGCCAAAGGACGGTAACCACAAGGACTATCAAAATGATAGTCTTCATCTAATTTTAGTTTAGAAATTAAAAAATGCTCGTCATACTTCTTTCAAGATAATGGCCAACTTCGGTATCATTGGCCATCCCGGATTGTTTGTGTAATGTTTTGAAAAAATTCAAAGGCCTTTCAAGAATACGGTCTCTAGTTGTTCTGTATATCCCGTTCCATATTAGAGGAGTAGAATGGTCCCATGTACCTATGTATTTTTCATACCATTTTCTGTAAGGAACGGTGTCGGCCCTGTGAACCTGTCGTCCCTCATACACCGGCAACTCGAAGTTCTCCTCTGGACCAATAGTTAGTCCTTCGTGGTATTTGTTATCACCGTTCTTTAATATATACTTGAACCGTTCAAACCTGTCGTGTTTGTCAATTGGGGTGGGTAGGAAAATAATCTCATTAGGTAATTTATCAAAGTATTTAGTTATAAAATGTAGAAAAGTCTCCTGCTCGCGACCTACGTTTTTCCGTGGTCTACACCTTATAGATTCTGGCGCGGTCTTGCAAAAATTGCACTTGTCATAAACAATCATATCACTCTTTGTTTCATTAGAAATTCGTTTAATATCATTTTCGTTGCCACAATCAGCGACAACGACAAGTGAATCTGAGAACCCAATTTCGTTCTTAAATTTCATTTCATGAAGTTTGTAAGGTGCTTTTTCTTGTGCTAACGCACTTTGAATAGCAAAATAAGCATTGCTATCTGTCATTTTTTCCGAAAAATCAACGCCTTCATGACCTCTACTTAACTTGACAACATAAGGAGGGTTTTCATATAGAATTTTCTTTAAATCAGGATCATTTTTCTGGGTTTTACCAGCCAACATGTGAGACTGACCACGGTCCTCGCACCACAAGTACGGTACTTGCGCCCATTCACGCTCGAAAGCGGCGTCGGACTCGTGTAAGTTTTTAAACAATGCGTCCATCCAGAAATAGTAGTCTTCAACATCTCGAGTTGACCAATATTCATCACAAGCTTTTTTCCATTTAGAAACTATGAGATTCTTGGCGGTTGATACTATAAACCACGATGCGGGTCCTCGGCCTTCATCTCGTCCGTGATACATCCAAAACCCAGATGGTTCTAGTGCGTCATATAACCAGTTGTCTAAGGGATGCATACATAGAAGAGTGGAATCGGCCCACACACCTCCGTGTTTTTCCAGTAAACTTAAACGTATAATATCCGACTTGGCTGCTGGTGATTTTACTTTATCGATGTACGGAATATCTACGTAATTTTTGAGATTATTTTCATCCACAAGTTCAACATTCCAATCAGGATTCAGTTTTTTCCAAGACTCGCGAACTTTTTGTACGAGCCATGGAGCTTTATCCCATCCCTGGAGCCATAGTAACCATACGGTCTTTCCCGGAATAGGCGATACATAGTTTGAAGTTTTTGAAAATATTAATATAATTGTTATAACCAACACGATCCCCAATAATAGCCACCAGACCATTCCTACTAGTACATATCAAAATTTTCAGTGATGGTGGGGACTGCACACTGCGAGTATCGGCGCGAAACTGTACGCATAGTCGTGTTGAAGTGATTCCTGAGCTCGTCCAGAGACTCCACCAATTCTGAACATTGGCCACTGCCGACGAAGCCTTGAAACAAATCATTGAGGACGGTTATGTACATCTCTAGAACCTGATGGATCTCTCCCTTGCGCTGCCGAGCCTTCTCGCGCTGCTGAATTTTCTTCTTAAATTCATCCTCATTTATGTCGCCGATCATAAACTTGATACGGAGGTCCCGGTTGTCCCCGTTTCCAATCGTGTACCTGGGCATCACCGCCCACTGACAGTGTGCGTGTGTGCGGTGAGCCGCTGCAATTCGGATGTGAAATATATGCGTCCTATGACACAAACGCACTACCAAGCCCCAATCTGGGAAGCCACCGCATGGCACGTCACCCGGGTTGCGCTGTAGGGTTCCACGCTGACGGTGATACTCGTAGTAATGTGGGTTGTGAATAGTGCCCGTCTCGATACGACCCGTACGCCAACTGAACGCAGTGTGACACTGGGTACAGTACATCTGGTCACACCCATCGATCTTGAAAATCATCGAGGCGCACTTTGGACAGTTGCGTGAATCGCGTGCCAGGAGCTTGGCCGTCTCGACGCTATTGGGGTCGCACGTATGAGGACCGTCCTTGTCTTTGCCTTTGACTTCATGACACTCTGGGCACGTCCAGTTGTCACACATACCGCACTTCCATGCCGTGCTCAAAAACCCGCGACAATCGGCCGCGGGACATGCGCGAACAAACTGCCGCTTCTCATGTTCCACCTGCCCACCGTGAATGCGATTTATGAGCTGATTCTGATACCACTCCAGATGTTGAA